CAGCAATACTTGGAAGCGTGATGAAGATGTTTACTATGGGTGCAGGCGGAGGAGCAGGAGGTGGTAGTATAGCTGAAGGTTCAGACTCATTTATTGATATCTTTGGTGATGATATGTATCGAATGGGAGGCTATACAAAGAAAGGATACTCAACAGGTGGAGTAGCTCGAGGACCTGATTCAGGCTATACTGCAGTTCTTCATGGAAATGAAGCGGTAGTTCCTCTTCCTGATGGTAGAAGAATACCTGTTCAATTACAGGGCGGAGGCGGAGTAAATAACATTACAGTAAATGTCTCAAGTGATGGACAAACACAAACACAAGGCAGTAGCAGTGCTCAAGCAGCGGGATTAGGAAGAGCAATTGCACTGGCTGTACAAAAAGAAATTCAACAACAAAAGAGGTCTGGCGGAATGCTTAGTCCATATGGAGCAGCATAATGGCTCTTGGTTTTATATATGATGGAACAACTTATGCAAGACCAGATAGGTCTTTATCAAGAAATATTGCTCCAAGCACTAGAGTTGTGGCTTTTGGTGATGGATATGAACAAAGAGTTGCAGAAGGGATTAATTCTATAAAAGAACAATATAATCTTACTTTTGCGAATCGTCCAAAAGCAGAAATTGATGGAATTGTAAAGTTTTTAAATGGTACTCATGGTACTCTTACGGGCGATAAGTCTGTTGTAAATTTTAATTATACTTTTCCTGATACAAGTGGTGGAGGCACAGAGCGAACAGTAAAAGTTGTTTGCTCAAATTATAATGTTACTTATAACTATGGAGACTTTTATAGTCTAAACTTAACTCTACGAAAAGTATTTGAACCATGACAAATTTAATTGCTACTGATTTTCAAGGATTAGAAGTTGACAGTCCTATTATTACGCTGTTTGAGCTAACCTTGCCAAATGATACCTTAGTATTTCTGCACCCAGGATCAGATAGTGCAGCAAATAGTCATGGCACTATTCATTTTAGAAATTCAGTAAATCCTGCAACAATTAATGAGTATACTCCCTTTCCTTGCGCGCTTGAAGGTGTTGAGGTAAATTCTGACGGAGCAGCATCTCGCCCAAGTTTTCAAATTGCAAATGTAGGTGATTTATTACGGTCTCATTTTGGCGATATTGAGTTCTCGGAACTAATAGGTAAAAAGATTACTCGCAGGCAGACACTCGAAAAATATTTAGACAATGGAAGTGGAAACAGTGCAAATCCTCCGATTGAGTTAAACAGAGTAACTTTTGTAATTGATAGAATAGCGCAGGAAACGGGAACAGCACTTGAGTTTGAACTAGCAGCAGCAAGCGACTTAGAAGGAATAAGACTTCCTCGTAGAGTGGTCCTTGGAAAATACTGCAGTTGGATGTATCAAGGTCATGGAATATATAGTAAAGGAGGTTGTACTTGGAAAGTAGATTCTGAGAGAAGAGTTTTTCCCCAGGGCGGAGGTAGTTCAAATAGTCATCATTTTTTCTTTGATGTAAATGATCATCCTTTAGTAGAAAAGACTTGGTTAAATACCTCTTCTAATGCTACACAAGTTGCAAATGCAGCTGCAGCTGCAGCTCTTTCTGTTACTCCAAATACGTATGTAAGAATTGGAAACGGAGGTGCAACAACAGCACCTTTTACTTATTGGCAATCTTTATTTACAGGAAGTGGAAACGAACCAAGTGCAACATCTTCATACTGGAAGCAAGTATACCCATATGAAGCCACTTGGTCAAATGGAACAGCATATGCTGCAGGTACATATATTCGACATGCAGTTTCAGTAAACAGCGTAAGTGTAGACACCATATGGAAATGTATAGCACCAACCTCTGCTAGTCAAAATCAATCCCCTTCCTACACTTCGAAACATTGGGTTCGTGCAGAGTTATGTGGAAAAACCTTAAACTCTTGTAAGTGCCGTTTTCAAGGAACACCGGTCTCGTATACTTCTACGGACTCTGCGCCTTCAGCAACAAAAGATACAAAAAATGTATTACCTTTTGGATCTTTCCCTACAGCAGCAAACTTACGATGATAGAGTATTTAGATGAAATTCAAGCACATTTTGAATTATGGTATCCAAAAGAAGCATGCGGTATACTTGCTGAACAAAAAGAAAAATTAAAGTGGTTTCCTTGTAAAAATGTATCAGAAGAAGATTATAATTTTGTTTTTGACCCTAAAGAGTACCTACAAATATCAAGAGTAGCAAAAATAAAAGCAATAGTACATAGTCATCCTGATCACAGTCCTGAACCAAGTGAAACAGATAGAAACTATTGTAATGCTACAAATTTAATATATTATATATTTAGTTATCCTAGTATGGAACTATATATACTAAAACCGGAGAGAAAAGATGCAGCGTAATGTTTACTTAGAGGGAGAGCTGGGAGAGAGATTTGGTCACAAGTATGTTATTGAAGGTAATACCTATCATGACATCTTTGGCTGTATAAATGCAAATCAACCAGATTTTCGAGAATTTGCACTAGAATGTCATAGTAATGATATATCTTTTCATATTCAGGTAGAAGAACAAGATCAAGGTGAAGAAGACTTATTAGAACCTTTGAAAGAAGGAGATATAACAATTGCAATTATTCCAGCAGGAGCAATACTGAAAAGTATAGCAAAAATTGTAGGAGCTGTTTTTATAGCATATCTTACATTTGCAACTTTTGGAGCTGCTGGTGCTTCTTTCTTTGGCCAAGGAATTGGTGGTTCTTTTTTCGGAGGAGCTTTTGCAGGCACTCTTGGAACTTTTTCTCTCGGAGGTGTACTTGGTGGTATAGGCATGGGAATTGCAGTAGGTCTTGCCTCTAGAGGACTAGGCGAATTGATGGCGCCTGATGGTTCTGTAGATGAGCCAGCATCAAACAATTATTTATTTCAAGGTAATAGCCCAAATCGGCAACAGGGTGAGCCTGTACCCTTACTTTACGGGCAGCTTCGAGTTCCTGGTCGTGCAATTTCAAGTAATGTTATAAATGGTATCTACGTAAATCCAGATGCAAGAATCGATTATAGAGGAAATGTTTATACTGTTGATGAGACAAAGTATGAAGAAAATATAGGAGCATTTAGTGGGTAATCCGTTTAAAGCAATGGAAGAAGCTAGAAGACAGCAAGAAGAAGAGTTTTTGCAGTTAGGAGCTGGTGCACAAGAGAAACAGACAATTTCTGTTATTGATGTAATTTCTGAAGGCCCAATTTCTGGGCTTGTAGACGGTAAAGCCTCAGTATTTTTAAACAGCGATAGTATTGTCTCTACAACAGAAGCTGGAAAAACAGCCATACTTGGGGCTGTAACTTTTACAAATGGACAAAAGACAGTTTCTCCTGCTCTTAATGTAGGAATTCCTACCGGAGGAATGTTTAATTTAAATAATTTGACAGCATATATTCAAGTGTTAAATGTTTATGGAAGCCAAGCAGTAACCGCAACAATCGTAGGAACTGCAGGAGGTGTAGATGTATTAAGATTACAGACTAGTTCTAGTTTTTTTCTTGATGCAATGCTCAGTGAAGATGCCTCTATCTCAGATGTAAGAGAATTTGTTCAAGCTCGGCTACAACCTACGAGCGCAGCGGCAATTGAAGTTGCAGTTAAATTAGGATTATCAAAACGAGACTGGATACTGGGTAGGCTTATAGAAAAAGAAAGTGCAACATCTGCACTGTTTTCAACAACAGGTATGGATAGAAGAGTATTTACAGAAATACAAGGAACTCCTACATTAGATTATACTTTAGAGTTAGATACTTACCACGGACTTACTGACACCACTAATTTACTTAATAACTGGCCTTATAGTACAGGTTCATATTCTTATAGAGCTGCAGGTATTATAACTGGTCCTAGTGCTATTGCACAAGATATTGCTCCTGTAGATGAAAAATATAAAGGAACACAAGTACAGTTTAGAGTTGGTGACTTATATCAAGAACCGTTTACAGGAGAAGGAGGTTCAGGCTCAACCGGAATTGTTTCTACTGTTTCTCAAGACTTACAGCTAGCTACAGGTGTTACTATTCTTTTACCAGGAGATGATGGACCAAACGAAACTGGATCACAAGATCCAAAAGAATTTTTAGGAACTGCTGCTCTTAATACCGGTTTTGGGCTTACAGCGGAACAAGTTGGAGAAGTTGATGAGATAAAAATAAGTTTTCAGTATCCGGGCGGCTTTTCAAGAATAAATACAAAAGGAAAATATAAAGAAACTTTAGCAAAATATAAAATAGAGTTAGCATTAAAAAGAAATAATGCTTTTGGAAGTTTTATAATTTTGGATGCAGCAAAACTTCACACTGGAAATTTTAAAAATGCCGTGACATGGGATTACATAGTTGATATAAGTAAGTATAAACCTTTTCAAGATTTTAAGTTTAAAATTTCACGATTAACTGCGCATAATGGCCCTGGTTACTTATCGGATGGTACACGATATGATGGCGACCAAAATATTACATCAAGTAAAATTTCTACTATTACTTCTATAATAAAAGAACCTTTAAGTTTTCCATATACTGCCGCTGCAAAAACAACCTTTAATACAAAACAATTTTCAAATCTTCCAAAAAGATCTTATGAGTGTAGAGGCATTATGGTAAAAGTGCCTTCCAACTATGTAACTAGAGAAGAAAATGGAACAACTCAAGCAGAGTATACTAGAAATGTAACAACTGGTGCAATTGAAAGCAAGTATCAAAGCTGGAACGGAGCTTTTCGCCCCAACCTAGTTTATACAAATAATCCTGCTTGGGTTTATTATGATATAGTAACTAATAATCGATACGGACTTGGTGATTTTGTTGGTGCAAATGATATAGATAAATTTTCGCTATATAGAATTGCGAGATACTGTGACGAGCTTGTGGACGACGGGAAGGGTGGACAAGAGCCTAGATACACATTGAATACTTATATTATTGCTCAAGCAGATGCTTATAAAGTTTTAAAAGATTTAGCAACAAACTTTCTTGGAATGTTATATTTTTTAAATGGAAAGATTAGTCCTGTTATAGATAAGCCCGGCAATCCTGTTTATAATTTTTCAAAAGCAAATGTTCTAGAGGGAAATTTTTCATATCAAACAAGCGGACAGAAGAAGAGAGTCAATCAAGTAGTTGTTAGTTGGACAAATCCTGATAATAATTATTCTAGTGAACCTTTACTTATTGAAGATCGTGTAAATATCGCAGAAACAGGAACTTTAGTAAGAGAAGATGTAATAGCGCATGGATGTACATCAGAAGGACAAGCAACTCGATATGGTAAATGGAAATTATGGACTGCTGCAAATCAGCGAGAAATTGTAAGTTTTGGAACTGGGCAAGCAGCTTCTTTTTTAGCTCCTGGCGACTTAATTAATGTTCAAGATGTAGACCGTCGAGGAATTCGATATGCGGGAAGAATTTCAAATACAGGTACATTAAGCACCTCACAAATTCCTTTAGATAGTGCGGTTACATTAAATGCTAATTCTACCTATAGACTTACTGTCGTATCTGTGAATCCCGGTGCGTATTTGCAAGAAGAAACTGTGAATATTAGCCCTACAGGTAATGCAGCAGATGAGATTGTATACAATAAAGGGGATTTGATTCCTAAAGCATTTACCAATGTAAGTTCGACAGGAGTAATTGGATCCTCTTATACTTATCAAAATTTAGAAATTGAAGAACAAGCCGCCAGTGCTTTTATAAGTGCAACTGCAACAGATGCCCTTGTTCTAGCATGGAAAGATCATATACGAGCAGAGTCTGCAAAAGTTACAACAAGTGCAGGCTCAAACATTACTTCTTTAACACTAAATACGACCTATGATAAAAGTACAACTAATGGGCATATATTATCAACTATACCGGGTCGAGAAGATATGTGGAGTTTAGTTGAGACAGTAGATGTTAGTACTTTAGATGTTAATACTTCGAGTAAAAAGTACAAAATACTTTCAATTATGGAAGAAGAGGGCGGAGCTTTTAGTATAAGTGCTGTTGAACACTATGACTCAAAATTCGCTGCGGTGGAAGAAGATTTTACAACATACGTTGCGGATAGAGTATATCCACCAATTACTCCAACAACACAAGTTCCTGCCTGTAGAGATTTTT